GGTCATAGATGCTTCTGCCTATGGGGCCGGGACCCAGACCCCCTTCTCGTCCCTGATAAATAACCTTCCTGATTTCAACCTTTGTTGTAGTGCTGATTTGTGTAATGCGGTTGCCACCGCGTCTAGCGATGAATTGCTGAACCAAGGTTTCGAACTGGCTATCACCCTTTCTGCCAACCTTTCGTAATACTCTGAGTGCGAACTCATCGATGACCGCTCGGTAGTGTTGGGTGAGTATGTCGCGCAACTCACCATCAAAGGACAGACTAATCCTAACATTACCAGTTTGCTCGTATTCATTCTGTGCGTTCCTCCCTATCCTAGCGAATAAATTACGGAGGTTTAACGCCAAACGCCGCTCATAACTGAGGCGGACGCGGTTTTGTTCCGCGACCTCTCGGCGGGCTGAGACCTTGATGCCCCTTTGTTTAAGGGCAAATCCCATGTTAGTCCCCCGTTCTCAACGGGTGGCCCTTGGGGAGTAAGTCAGTATCAAACTTGCCCCCCTTAAATCTGCCGCTTCTGACGGCGAAAAGGAAGGCGTTGATTCTTGCTAGGCCCCACTGGTCCGGTCCCGTTACATTCGGACGGACACTCTCCGGGTTGGTGCGGTAAGCCCCAACGCCCCGGCGAAACACCGCTTCAAGCATACGTTGGGTGACACGCTTAGATGTCGCCTCGCCATGCTTGTCGTTATGTTCCTTGACCTTTTTAGCAATCGCTTCTTTGATTGGTCCGCTAAGTTCGGCCTTCGTGTATTCCGCCCCGTAGTCTAACTGAGAACAGTTGTCACAGCAAGGGAGCATGATTTCCTCAATTTCTAACTGCTTGTCGCGCTCCTTATCCAACTCGGCTACCTTGCGGGCCGCCCACCTCTGGCCCGCATCACCACCCCACAAGCCCCAAGCAATCCGGCCTGCGGATGGGTAGCCATCCTCACCGCGACTGAACCCTTGGCCCTGCTTGTCAACTTCATGCCGGGAGAAATAACTGTGCATCCGCCGAACCGTGCGCGGGGAGAGACGCTCACGGCTCATCAACTGGACCGCACGAGCAACACCGACATCAGTCCCACCTCGGTTAAACTCTTTACGCCATTTAAGAGCCTGCTCGGCCTCTGCCGCCATAGACGATGTAGGCGTGGTGTCTACATCGCTTTCTGCTTTTGCATCATCTGCCAATTCCTTGTCCTGACCTGTCGCTCTCATGTAGATTGCGTGGCTCGAACAAGGTAGATAGAAAGTGCCGTCCGGGGACTGCACCTTATGAGTTCCTTCACACCCCAACTCTCGCGCTCTGCGCTCTGCGCCGCTCACGGTGTCGAATGTATCCCGCCCCTGACCAAAACGCGGGTCTTTGGGTTTTGCTTTGCCTGTGGCCTGTGCCAGTGCGTCCATAGATTCACATGGCATATAAACAACACCGTCCTCGGTTTGGTGTGCGTGGTAGCCCTCGCAACCTAACTCCTCGGCCCGCTCCTCTGCCTCATCCTCGGTGGTGAATACATTTGGCTCCACCTCCTGCTTGAACTCATCGCCATAGGCGGCTTTTCCTGCCTCCTCTGGGGTCTGGCCTTCCTGCGGTGCTTCTGCCGGAGAGCCTAACGGGAACAGGTTTGCCGCAATGTAGACATCATCCCCGCCACTGATTGCCTCCATGCCGAGACGCTCCCGTGCTTCGTTCCGAGAAATGATGCCCTCCCGGACTGCGGATACAACATTTTCGTAGACCCTACGGCGGCGTTCAGTCATAGCCGGAATAGAATCGATGTCATATTGAATGTAGATGCCGTCACCGAACATCGGCGCGAGCCATTCATTCAGGTCTGAACACACCCGCATTGCTAACGGTATGATTGTCTCTTCGTAGAGGGCAAGGCGGGCTTCCTGCACATTGGCATAAGTCTGGGAATCTGGGATACCAATAAGTTGAGATGGGACCCCGAAACAGAGTGCAATGTCTTTTGCCGCCATGTTGCGCTGTTGGATGAAGTCCATGTCCTTCGGAGATAGACCCATCTCGCGCCAGTCAAAGTCGCCCTCTAGCAACAAAGGCCGACCCGCGTTGGTGGTCCCCTTGAACTTGTTATCCAAGTCCTCCGTCAACTGTTGGCGTTGTCCGTCCGTCAACTGCATGGGGATACCCCGGTCATTGGTCGGTTTGAATATGACCGCGCCGCTAGGCCGTGCGCCGTTCTGCAAAAGGGCAATATTGTGCTTGTTGATTTCGTTGTGTTGGTCAATGTCCACTGCCGCCGCCATTAACGGGCTGAGACCGTAGAAGTCATCCAACGGGTTGAACATCTTGATGTGCTTCACCAATGATTGACCCGTCATGGGGTCCGCTTCAAAACTCTCGACCACTCGACCGTTGAGCATATAGTCGAACCCTTCAGGGACGGAACTCTTGCTCGCTCTAATCTTCATCCTGTCTGGGCGTAACAGGTGGAGTTCGCGGGGTGCGCCGTTGACATCTGTGCGGGTTGCGTAACTGTTGCCGGATAGGAGAAGGTAGGAATAAAGGGCTTGGAAATACTCAACACCCGCCTGCATAGGATTGGGCCGCTCTAGCAGGCTGAGTAGAGGGTGAACCTCCAACTCCATATCTCTCTGAAACACCTTGAACGGGATTGAGGCCGCGCCTTGGGATATTTCGTTGACGCACCTGTAGACAATCGCGTTCTTACGGTAGCCCTCATCTGCATAGGCTTCGTAATTGTCTTTGCGGTAGTAGTTCCCGCCAGTTTGAGAAATGACGACCCGTGGGGCCTCTTTTGTTTGGATTGGTTGAGGTGCTGACCTGAATAATCCTGCGATAGTGTCTCTAATGCCCATTATGTGATTCTCCAATACGCCGACCCACTGGCTTGGCTAAGTTCTGTCAATGCCCAAACTAGAGCATCAAGTCTATCGGGGGATTTCTTCGCCCCCAACACGAATGAACACATCTGGTCCTCCATCTCCGGGTAGATACCCACATGGCTGACCTTAGATTGCTCATATAACGCCGCTATGGGTTCCGCTCGGACAATCTTGCCTCTTGATGCCGTTACGGGTGTATATGGCACTCCTTGGTCTATATTTCTTATCAGACGCTCGACTAAATCGCCACCATTATTTGTTTCAGCCACTATCCTATCAGCCTTATGCAAATAATAACAGTCAATCGCCTTCCTTCCCCAACCATCCGGGGTCATACGGCCTGATGCGTCCTCAAGAACATAATACCGCCCATCAGTCCCAATCCCTGCGACCACGATACCTGTCTCGTCTGAGTTCTCACCACTGGTCACTGCCGGGTCTATTGCGACCACTACGCGCTGTAGTTCTGGCAGTTCTGCCTTGGTGATGCGGCTCCGCTCGACCATACTGTAGGACCACAAGGCTCCCTCGTTGTCGTCAAGCACATCCGCGTATAGTTCCTGCCTGCCTAGTCTCGTTCCCTCGTAACGCTCCTTTAACTGTCGCAGGGCTGACGGTGCTAGGTTGGCCTCATTCTCGAAGGTTGACCCCTTGGTAACCACCACATCCTGCCCCTGACGGGCAAGCAAAGCCCGAATGAGCGGGGTGTTTCTTGGTGTGGTAGTGATGACACACTGCGGGTTTTCACCAAGTCGCAGGCCAAACATCAGTTGGTCAAAGGTATCTGCATACTGCCAAGCCGCTAACTCATCGCACCATGCACGATGGAACTGCGGTCCACGCAAGCGGTCTGGCTCGGTAGCCGAGAAACCCATAATCTTCGAGCCGTTATGCAGGCGGATTTCTGAGGCGGATGCGTTGAAGCCCTGCCCTCGACCGGGAAGCAAACACCCCTTGGGCATTGTTGCCATGATGCCTGAGACCCCACCGAAGGCTACACGGCGGATGTCCCCGAAGGTAGGCGTAACGACCGCCACCTGAACGCCGGGGTTCTTCAAGGCGTAGAGCATAGCGTCCATCGCGCCCGTGCGGGTCTTACCCCAACCACGACCTGCGAGGATGAGCCAGATATTCCACTCACCATCTGGGGTGAGTTGGGAATCCCTCGCTGTGTTGAGCCAACTATTGTAGAGTTTCGAAGTATCTTGATGACCTTGCTTTGGCAAGTTCGTCAAGTTGCTCCATAACCTCTCGGAAGGCTTCTGGTTCGCTAACATCTGCACTGACCTTGCTTATCTCCTGTGCTTCTCCAAGTGCTAATTTCCCTATCTTCTGCGCTGTTGCCGCCGCTTGAGATAGGGCGTTGAGTGCGTTTGGACTTAACCCTTGCTCTGTTGGGTCCTGCCTTTGTCGTTCCACGCTTTTTGAAATCTGGTTTGCCACCTGTCCTAGCATGGCTTGGGCTATCTGAAGGCTGTTCCTATCCAACCTCTGCCCCTCTTGGACCAACTCCTGCAACCGATTGGCCTCGACCTCGGCCTGCCATTTGGTGTGGAACACATCCTTCTGGCTCTGCCAGTCCTCTTTCTTGTGGTGTCGGTAGATTGTCGCTCTCGCTACACCGTGCCGCTTTACCAACGCCTCAACGGTTGGGAAACGCCGGACACCACCGTCATCCAGATACCCCTCAATGAACTCCTGCCTTATGAGCATCTTGAGGTCCTCTGTGAGACGGGTTGAGGCCGCTTTGGCCTTTTTACCGTTATCAGTTCGTCCCATCGATGTCTCGCTCCTGTTCCTGCTTCTTCAGCAAAATTTGGTGCTTGGATACCCACGCCTTGTTGTATTCCGCGTCTTTGAAGAGTTTTGAGAACCCTGTAATGTGCTTGAGACGCAACAACTCATCAGGCTCCATGCCTAAATGGTTACAAATCTGAGCGTCTCCCCATCCGTTGTCAAGCATCTGGAACACCATATTGGACATTCCTGAGACACTATGCGCTCCCCTTGCTCGATTGTGTCTCACTGTTGCCGCCATGCGCTCATTGATGTTTTTCTCAATGACAACAATGGGAACCTTGCCCCCGGTGCTTTCGTAAATGTCGCTGTTGTTCTTGCAGGTGAAGTATCGGTGGAACCCGTCAACAATGATGTATTTCTTCTTGTCTGGGTCCCAGATGGTCACAATGGGCTGAGTATAGCCGTCATGCTTAATCGATGTGTGGAGCAGTCTCATCTCCTGCCCCGCCACTGAGTTCGGGTTGTAGTCGTTTGGCTCGACCTCTTCGATTGGGACCCATTTCACATGAGTGATTGGGTGGTCTGGGACATCTGTCGTCATGCTGTGCCTCTTAACTCTGGCTTGATGTAACGCAAGTCGCGTTCTGGCCTCGACCAGTTAATCTCTTTGCCGTTCTTCCATTTGAGGTAGTTGATGGTCTCTGGTCGGGTCATAAAGTTGTTGACCTTGGTAAAGTGCCAGTCGTTCGCAAGGATTGAGAGTATCTGGGCGTGATACATTTCATTGGCCCGGTCCATCCCCTCGAACTTCTTGTCC